CTCCGAAGACCGTATGCGTCTTGGTCGTGGAATGTCTCGCGTTGCTAGTCAAAAGACGGGTTGAATCATGGCTAAGTTCACTCAGAAACAAAGCGGTAAAGAAGTCGGTCAGGCTGCTGTTTATGCCAAGCCACACACGATGGACGGCAAGACTCTTGGGCCTGATGACTACGGCATCAAGCGGGATATGCCTACTCGCAAGGACTGGACGCCTCTTGCTGGTGTTGCTATTGGCAACAACGATACCGTCAAGACTGATGGCATCAAAATTCGTGGTACAGGCTGCGCGACTAAAGGCTTGATGGCTAGGGGTCCGATGGCATGAACTATTCGGAGCTTGTAGCTGCGATCACCTCCTATACGGAGAATCAATTTGCCACGGTGGATATGAACACGTTCATATCACAGGCAGAGCAACGCATTTACAACACGATTCAGTTCCCATCACTCCGTCGCAACGTAACGGGAACGCTAACAGCGAACCAGAAGTACCTCGCTTGTCCCGATGATTTCTTGTCGGTGTACTCGATGGCTATCTTCCCCGCTGCTGGCGGTGCGTATACCTACTTGCTGGACAAGGATGTTAACTTCATCCGTGAAGCCTACCCCAACCCCACTTCGACGGGTCAGCCCAAGTACTATGCACTGTTCGGGCCTAGCACTAACAGCAGTCCCATTGTGGTCTTGAATGAGTTGACCTTCATCCTTGGCCCAACGCCAAATACAGCCTACAACGTAGAACTGCATTACTTCTTCTACCCAGAGTCGATCACCACCGTTGCTAGCGGGCAGACATGGTTGGGGGACAACTTCGATACCGTGCTGTTGTACGGATCACTTGTCGAGGCTTACACCTACATGAAGGGTGAGACTGACATGATGCAGTTGTACGAAGGCAAGTACAAAGAAGCTCTCACGCTCGCTAAACGCCTTGGTGATGGTCTGGAGCGTCAGGATGCTTATCGTTCTGGTCAGTATCGACAACCTGTGACTTGACATGGCACTAGCGCAAACAATGACAACCAGCTTCAAGGCTGAGTTGCCACAGGCAGTACACGATCTTTTGACCGACACGATCAAGATCGCTCTGTATACCGCATCTGCTACGTTGAACGCTGGCACTACGGTGTATACCGTTACCGATGAAGTTGTAGCGGCTGGCTATACAGCCGGGGGCGAGGTCCTTACTGGCGTGACTATCAACACCGCCGACGACATTGCCTACATCAGCTTTGCCAACCCCGCATGGACTGCTGCTCTTACAGCACGTGGTGCGCTGATCTACAACTCGACTGCGGCCAACAAGTCTATAGCGGTGATTGATTTCGGTGCGGATAAGACTTCCTCCACCGTATTTACCGTGCAGATGCCCGCCAATACATCTTCTACCGCAGTTCTCAGGATTGTCTAGGAGATCGTATGCCGATCATTTGGCAAGAGATTGATGTTGAGCAGTACATACCGTGGATCAATAATCTAGGGGCTGAGATTGACTGGCTGAACAATGTCGGGGAAGTCATCCCGTGGCGAGCCGTTACTGCTTGGACAACGATTAACACGAATTCCTTTGTGCCAAGTGGCCCTGTTTAATCTGTGAGGTTTTATGGCCGTCCCCTACGTTTTTCAGTCCGCAACACAACCACTGCCGCTGGCGCAGTTGGATGTCAATTTCAACACCCCCATCACCGTTGGTAGTACAGACGTACAGCTAGGCGACACCATTGACACGCTTGTGGGGATGGTGGAGATTACCTCCGTCGATTTTATTGGTGACCTGACAGGCAACGTAGTTGGCAACGTGACCGGAGACTTGACGGGTAACGCCGACACGGTTACGGATGGAGCGTATCTATCCGCCACAAATGCGTTCACCGGGGACAACTCCTTCGCCACCACCATAACCCTTGCTCAAGGTGCGGAACTTGTGGGTTACGAGCCCACTGTGCTGTTCTTTGGTAAGACAGTGGACGGCACTTCCCCGATTCTGGATGGTGACATAGCGGGTAGCATCACATTTACTGGACTGACTTCAGGCGGTCCCGGCACTGCTGCCCGTATTTTTGCTACGGTAGACGGCACAGTTGGTGTTGGCGCGGTTCCAGCGTCACTGTCTTTCGCCACTACAGACGCTGGCGGTATCCTCAACACGCACCAAATTATCTACCCCAACGGAGTCACAAACTTCATTGGCGGTGTAAGCACTCCTAGCGTTGCGGTAACACAGGTTGCAACGGCGATTACGGTTGATTGCTCCCTCTCCAACGTGTTTGAGACTACGCTTACGGAGAGCATTGTTACCGTTACGTTCACCAACGCCTTTGATGGTCAGACGATCAACTGGTTTATCACTCAAGACGCTACTGGCAGCAGGACGATGGGCTGGGATGGCTCGTTTAAGTTTCCGGGCGGAGCCTCTGGTGGGTTGCTTAGTACTACTGCGGATGCCGTAGACCTTGTGGTTCTTACGTACCGCGACACTACTGGGTTCTGGTACGGCTCGGTGCTGCAAGACTTCTCGTCTAACGCACCTCTCCCACCCCCACCAGAAGCGTACTTGATTGACTACGACCTAGCAATCAGCAACACAGTTGATGTCGAGTTTGTGGGGACTACGGCTACCACTATAAACTGGGGTGACGGAACGGTTGAAACCTTTGCTTCGTCTGGGATCAAATCTCATACATATGTAGCCGTGTCCGGTACAGTTTCAGTTGCAATATACGGCACTTGCGATGAGTTGATTCTTGACGGTGGATTCACCGATGTAACCTCTTGGGATGTTGGGCTTACGCCTATAGTTACCCTAAGTTCCGCCGACTTAGTTAGTGTGCCCGACTTCCTCCCTGCGGACATCACAAGGATTACGTTTGCGGATTGCAGCACTTTTAACTCTGCTGGGGTTCTTACGTGGGATACGAGTGGCATCACCGACATGTCCGGCATGTTTGACGGCTGTACAGCTTTCAATCAGAACATTAGTGTATGGGACACATCGGCTGTTACTGATATTAGTAATATGTTCGTTCAAGCAGAGGCGTTCAATCAGCCCATAGGTTCTTGGAACACAGCGGCAGTTACGAACATGAATGGGGTGTTCCAAGGCGCAATAGCATTTAATCAAGCTATTGGTGGATGGGACACATCTGCTGTGACGGACATGGGTACCATGTTCAATGGCGCTTCTGCATTCAATCAAAATCTCAGTGGGTGGAACACGGCTTTAGTTACTGACATGAACTATATGTTTTCTCAGTGTTTTGCCTATGACCAACCAATGAGTTTATGGAACACCGCTTCTGTTATTACTATGAGTGGTATGTTCGACACTGCTACAGCGTTCAATCAAGACATTAGTGGATGGGATACGTCTGCTGTAGTGGACATGGGTAATATGTTCGGTGGCGCAGCCTTGTTTAACCAAAACATTAGTGGTTGGGATACGTCTGCTGTTACGCAGATGGGCGGGATGTTTTCGTTTGCCACAGCTTTTAATCAGCCTATTGGTACATGGGTTACAACTTCTGTTGTTACTACGCAGTCGATGTTCCGTGACGCAACGGCATTTAACGGGAACATTGGGGCTTGGGACACATCCAGTAATATCGACATGAACACTATGTTCCTAAATGCGACAGCGTTTAACCAGAATATCGGTGCATGGGATACGTCCTTGGTTATCGACATGGATTTCATGTTCAACAACGCCACGGTGTTCGATCAAGACATCAGCACATGGGTCGTCACACTCATCCCAACGCTGCCTACTGACTTCAACACTGGCGGCGTCCTAACTCCTGCCTACTTCCCAGTCTGGGGAGTCTGACCACCATGACGTTCGCCGCTCGGTCTTCTTGGAACAGCGGTGCTGCCGCCCCTCCACCCCCTGCTCCGAGCTTGCTGTTGCAGTACGATATTGTGGGAATCGGTGACACTATCTCTATCTCGCTAGATGGGTATTCTCCAGCACCGATTACAGCACCGCTGGATGTCTTGATAGATTGGGGTGACGGCGCGACTAGTGCGTATTCAGTGGCAGGTACATACAGCCACACTTATGCTGCTATTGGAACGTATGTAGTCTCTTTGGCGGGAACTTGTTCTGCTGTTGATACGCTGGGCCAGAATGAGTTGCAGGGCATAAATTCGTGGGACGCCTACTTAGGCTTGCAGTTCCTGAACCTGTCCACCTATGGCGCTAACAATCTGTACGTACCAAATAACCTACCGGACACGCTTATCAGTGTCCGCATAGCGGGGTTCTTTAATGATGCATCTGTATCTAGCTGGGATACAAGTAACCTAACAGATATGTCCTATATGTTTACGTCGGCTACTGGGTTTAACCAGCCTATTGGCTCTTGGAATACATCTGCTGTTACGACAATGCGGCAGATGTTTGGTAGCACAACTGCGTTCAACCAAGATATTAGTGCGTGGGACACTAGTAATGTCACCACCATGCGGGATATGTTCGCTGGGGTCACTACCTTCAACCAGCCGCTGAACAGTTGGGACACGGGCAACGTAGACAATATGTTCGCCATGTTCTCTGGAGCATCAGCGTTCAATCAACCTCTGGGCAACTGGAGTACAGGCGCTGTAACAGACATGGCGTTTATGTTTGACAACGCAGTTGTGTTTGACCAAGACATCAGCGACTGGTGCGTGTACCTGATCCCATCGGAGCCGTCTCAGTTCAATGGTAGTGGTGTGCTTACTCCCGCCTACTTCCCAGTGTGGGGAGTTTGCCCAGTCATTATTCCGTTCCCGCTTGTACTGTACGGTGGTGGATACAATGCGTTTAGTGCAACACAGGTTGCACCTTACCCCTTAACCCTTAGCAGGTAATATATGGCGGTTCTTTTCCAAAAGAATATGCGGAACGGGTTCTTAAACACCGCATACATGGCAATAGGTGGCCCGAATCTCACCCTTGCTGTGGCGGGTTTTCCCATAGGATCGTCTGCCACCTTCTATGCGGGAGTGCAGCCCACTGCGGCGGACTTTATAGCAGACTGGTCTACGACGTACATAAGCAGTATGCTTTTGCACTTCAATGATGCAAATGTGCAGCAGCCTAACGCAATCACAATAGACACCGGGATCGTGCTAGTCAACTACGGTACGCCTGTTCCAACAGCCGCAGTAGCCACAGGGACTACTACATGGTGCGTTCAATGGTTCGCCAATTACGGTGCGCCCCCTACGCTGGCTGAACTTATATCCAACGGTGGCCCCTCTGCATATGAGAAGTTTATCATTACGCCTGTATCCGACACCTCCGGTTCCGCACCAGTAAGATTCACAGATACGGCCCTTGTTTCTGGCGTAAGCTATACATTGGCTGATATTTCTGTAACCGCTGCTGGCGGCATCGCTTAATAAAGGGGCATAACTATGGCTATTATGGAATACTCCCCTGAGATGATGAATGGGATTGTAAACTTTTTGTTTAATCCAGTAGACTCCCCGTGCGTATATCCTGATTCGTACACGCCAACTACGGGGGTTGCGGGGCCATTTTATGCAAACATAAGTTCTGGGGATGTTAACGGCATCTACATTATGCAGGGTACGGTCCCCGCTGACTTCAGCACACTTACCTCCGTCAGTGCTAGGTCTGCTGATATTCTGATGTATTTTGATGCTCAGGTTGATTTTGGTTCTCCGGGATACACCAACAACAGATTTACGTTAAGCACACCACTCAAGGCCGCAACAGCATCTGGCACAGCTACATGGTTCTGGTCGGCTTGTGCTGGGCTCGGGGCAACAAACGCTACTACAATTACTCAACAGTTTTTTGGCACGGTTGGACTCGGGGGGAGTGGAGCGGACCTCACTATTACCGACACCGCAATAGTTTCCGGCGAACTCTATCGGATTGCCTCCCTTATTATTGAAGTGCCCTCTACCTACACGGTCTAAGGAATACAGATGTCCTACTCAAATAATCTACGTATCGAGCTTATCGCTACTGGCAGTCAGGCTGGTCAGTGGGGTAACACGACGAACACGAACCTCGGTACGATTATTGAGGACTCCATTGCAGGGTACAGGACCGTAAGCATCACTTCGGCAACCCAAGCCCTTACCGCGCTGAACGGAGCATCGGATGAAGCGCGTAATGCAGTCATTCGCCTGACCTCGACATTTGCAAACAACTTCACTGTGTTTGCTCCTCCGGTTTCCAAGCTGTACACAATCGCTAACGATACTGCGTATACGGCGACCATTCGTAACGCTACTGTAGCCAACGGGACTACGCCTACAGGCGGTGCGGCAATCACAATATCTGCGGGGCAGGTAGCTTCAGTTGTTAGTGATGCCAATAGCTTCTACCCGCAGAACACTGAGTTTGTCGGAACTCCTTCCGCCCCCACTGCGGCTCCGGGTACTAACACAACTCAGATAGCAACAACTGCGTTCGTTCAGGCTGCGCTGCAACTGCTCTACCCTATTGGGTCTATCTACACCAACGCAACCAACGGCTCCAACCCCAGCACGTTGTTTAGCTTCGGTACTTGGGTGGCGTTTGGTGGTGGTCAAGTGCCTGTTGGCTATTTAGCGGCTGACCCACTCTTTGGTACGGCAGGGAATACTGGTGGCGCTGCCAACTCAGTTGTCGTAACCCACAATCACACGCTGGCTAGTACAACTCACCAGCACGCAGGTACAACGGCTGCTGTAGCGAATCACACTCACTTCTTCGGGCCGGGAAATTTCTCCACTGCTGACGGCCCCGATGCGCCGTGTAACTACCTCGTTGCGGACGAAGGGCAGAGCGGGAATCCTGCTACTGCTACGCTTCAAGGTATTAACTACCTGCAAGGTGCTGGTGGTCACTCGCACTCGTTCACTACGGGCAACAACACAGTTGCGCCAACGGTTGACAACGCAGGTGTTACTGGGGTTAACGCAAACTACCAGCCATACATCACTGTGTATATGTGGAAGCGGACGGCCTAAGGAGTACGCATGAATGAACTGCTCAAACTTCTCGGAAGCGTTGCCCCTGCTCTTGCAACTGTTGTTGCTGGCCCCTTGGGGGGTATGGCTGTATCGGCTATTGCTTCTAAGCTGGGTGTAGCAGATACCGTCGAGGCGGTGACCGAAGCCATCTCCGCTGATCCCGACGCTGCGCTCAAGTTGGCTCAGATTGATCTAGACAAGCTAAAAGCGGAATACGCCAACACCGCCGACGCTAGAGATATGCAGAAGATTGCGCTACAGCAGTCTGATCTCTTCTCTAAACGCTTCACGATGTACTTGACCGTGTTCTGGTCTGTTGCTGCCGTGGCCTACGTTGGTTTTATTACTTTCGGCGTAATTCCAGATAATAACGTCAGGTTTGCCGACACCATTCTCGGCTTCATACTTGGCACGGTAGTGTCTACTGTTTTGAATTTTTGGTTTGGAAGCAGTATCGGCTCCAAGGAAAAAGGCGAGGCACTAAGGAAATGAAGATAGCCGACTACATCACTGTAATTTGCTGTTTGTCGTTAGCCATTGTTTTGGTTGCTACTTGCTTTGCGTCTTTGGTTGGGCTGTTTGACACCAAGGTGGACAACAACGAGTTGTTCAAAATGCTCCAGCCTAGTTTCAATACCATTGTCGGTGCGTTTGTCGGAACCATTGCCGGTATCAAAATAGGCAAAGACAACAAGGAAGACAAATGAACACCAACTGGGATGCTTGCTTCAGCCACCTAATCAAACACGAGGGAGGTTACGTTAACCACCCGAATGATCCGGGAGGGAGGACAAACCTTGGTATCACCCAACAAGTATTGGAAGATTGGCTTGATCGCCCAGTCACCGAAGCAGAAATGAGGGCGCTTACACCAGAAAAGGTTAAGCCTATCTACAAAGAGTTTTACTGGGATAGGATCAAAGGAGATAAACTACCCTCTGGTGTTGACTATTGTGTATTCGACGCAGCAGTAAATAGCGGGGTACGCAGGGCTTCTCAGTGGCTTCAAATCGCACTGGGTGTGGAAGCAGATGGCTCCATTGGCCCCAAAACGCTCGCCATGACGTTAGCTGTATCTCCAGACACCATCATCAGAAACTACTGCGCCCAACGCCTGAAGTTCCTAGAAGGTCTATCTACGTGGCCTACGTTTGGTGGTGGATGGGACCGTAGAGTTGCAGAAGTAAAAGCCACTGCGCTTTCAATGTGAGGCATCTATGCCACTACAGAAACTTGTATTCAGACCCGGAGTAAACCGAGAGAGCACCTCGTACGCCAATGAGGGTGGCTGGTTTGAATCCAACAAGATTCGTTTCCGTTCTGGGCAACCCGAGAAGATCGGCGGGTGGGTGATTGATAACGGCCCACTGTCTACAGTTATTGCAGACATTCCTACGACAATTGCTTACCCACCCACCGGGACTTTGTGGGGGACCGTCCGCTCGATGTGGAATTGGGTGACGCTGTACGGCTATAACCTTCTGGCGTTGGGGTCGAACCTCAAGTACTACATCCAGAATGGTCCGGGCGGCTCTTTCTACGACATCACGCCTATACGATATGAATCAGGTCCGGGAGCAACTCCTCCTAGTGCATCACCTACGTTCACTCCAGCGTTCTCCACGCTGTCCGCTAACATCACTTCGTTTGCTTCAGTAATTCCAGTAGTTGCCGGGGCTTCGTTTGGCGGAACTTCCGAGATTGGCGGCAAGGTTCTGATCGGCACTGAGGAGATCACCTACGGTTTTATATCGGG